GAATATCAGTAAGTTTTAATTTTATACAACATGGCTTTCAATAAATATCAAGTAATCAAAGGTGCACTTAGCTACGAATTAGCTAACTTTATATTTAATTATTTTTTACTTAAACGTGATGCTGTTCAATGGATGTATCAAAACAATATTACGTATGATACAGGAATACACGGAACCTGGTCTGATGAACAAGTTCCTAATACATATTCTCATTATGCAGATCAAGTTATGGAAACATTGTTAGTCAAAATGTTACCAGTCATGGCCAAAGAAACAGGTCTTAATTTAGTACCTACATATTCGTACGCTAGAATATACAAGAAAGGTGATATATTAAGACGTCATAAAGATAGGCCTTCTTGTGAGATATCTACCACATTAAACCTAGGTGGAGATCCATGGCCTATATTTATCGATGGTACAGGGGCTGACAGCGTTATAGACGAGTATAAACAGATACATAAACCCAATGCTCCAGAGGGCACGAAAGTCTTGCTTGATGTAGGGGATATGCTAGTATATAGTGGTTGTGAACTAGAACATTGGAGAGAACCACTTGAAGGTGATGTCTGTGCGCAGGTATTTCTTCATTATAACCATGTAGATGGTCCTTTTGCTGAAAAGAATAGGTTCGACAAAAGGCCGATGTTAGGTGTTCCACCAATACGGAACATGTAATATGATGAGGTTATATGCTACAAAAAATAGGTTTTCAACCTGGATTCAATAAACAGATTACAGAAACCACAGCTGAAGGACAATGGGTTGATGGAGATAATGTAAGATTTAGATATGGCACACCTGAAAAGATAGGTGGTTGGTCTCAATTAGGTGAAAACAAAATAACAGGTGCTGCAAGAAAAATGCATCACATTGTCAATAAATCAGGACAAAAATTTTCAATCATTGGTACAAACAGAATTTTATACGCATACAATGGTGGTGTATTCTATGATATTCACCCAATTAAAAGCACAACTACTTTATCTAGTTGTTTTACCACTACAAATGGTTCAGCAGTTGTTACAATAGCTTTTAGTGGGGCTCACAACATATCAGCAAAAGATATAGTTCTTTTGGATAATTTTTCTACAATTACAAATTCTAATTTTACTGCATCTGATTTTGATGATAAAAAATTTATGGTCACAAGTGTGCCCAATTCTACAAGTATTACAATTACAATGCCTTCAAACGAAACAGGTAGTGGAGCAAGTTCATCTGGAGGTATTAGGGTTCAACACTACTATCCGGTTGGTCCTGCAGAACAATTACCAGGATTAGGTTGGGGACTTGGTCAATGGAGTGGTACAGTTGCTGGAGAAGCTGTTACTAGTTTAACAAGTGGTATTAATGCATCTCAAACCACAGGCATACAATTAAATGATGCATCACAGTTTCCAACATCAGGTACAAACTTTGTACAAATAGGAACAGAAGAAATATCTTATACAGGTATATCCTCTGGTGTTTTAACAGGTGTAACAAGAGGTGTTAGAAATACAACAGCTGCAACACATAATGCAGGTGTTGCTGTTACAAATAGTTCAGACTATATTGGATGGGGTGAAGCTGCATCAGGAGATTTAGTTATTGATCCAGGTTTATGGAGCATTGATAATTTTGGTGATAAGATTATTGCACTAATACATAATGCACAAGTATTTGAATGGGATTCAAACGCAACAAACGCTGTAAGAAACAGAGCAACTATTATATCTGGTGCACCAACTGCATCAAGAGATATGTTAGTATCTACACCAGATCGTCACTTAGTATTTTTTGGAACAGAAACAACTATTGGAGATTCATCAACACAAGATGAAATGTTTATAAGATTTTCGGATCAAGAAGATATAAACACATACACACCTACAGCAACTAACACAGCAGGTACACAAAGACTATCCGATGGTTCTAGAATTGTAGGAGCTGTTAGAGGTAGGGATGCAATGTATATCTGGTCAGACACATCATTATTTACAATGCGTTTCATCGGTGCACCCTTTACTTTTGGTTTTGCACAGGTTGGTACAAACTGTGGACTGATTGGACAGAACGCTGCAATCGAAGTTGATGGTACAGCTTATTGGATATCAGAAAATGGTTTCTTCAAATATGCTGGTAATCTAGAATCTTTATTATGTTTGGTAGAAGACTTTGTATATAACGATTTAAATACGACTGCAGGTCAATTAGTTAATGTAGGTCTAAACAATTTGTTTGGTGAAATTACTTGGTTTTATTGCACGGAAAGTTCTACAGTCATTAATAGATGTGTAACTTATAATTATTTTGATTCTACTCCACAAAGACCTGTATGGACAACAGGAACATTAGCTCGTGGAACATGGCAAGACTCAGCAGTATTTGGTTTACCACACGCAACTGATTATGATGCAGATAGTAATGATTCTTATGATGTTGTAGGTAATACAGATGGATGTACAATTTACTACGAACATGAAAAAGGCACTGATCAAGTTGCAGAAGGAACTACTACAGCTATTACTGCTAATATACAATCTGGAGATTTTGATATTACACAACAAAGATCTCAATTAGGTCAATCAACAGGACTTGCAACGTTTAGAGGTGATGGTGAACACATTATGAAAATTAGAAGATTTGTACCAGATTTCTTATCACAAACAGGTAATACACAAGTAACCTTGCAATTACGTAATTATCCAAACGATAGTCAAGCAAGCTCAGCATTAGGACCCTTTACAATTAGCTCATCTACTAGTAAAGTAGATACTCGTGCAAGAGCTAGAGCAGTGTCTTTAAAGATAGCAAATACAACGACATCTCAAAGCTGGAAACTTGGTACGTTTAGATTAGACATACAACCGGATGGAAGAAGATAATGGCGACTTTAGCAGATTTAGCAAGACAATATTTAAATCAAGCATTACCAGATATTTCTGGTATATTTACATTGCCTCAAGCATCAATGCCAATTGTAGAAAAAGAAACTGTTGCAGCTCCTGGATTAACACCTGAACAATTAGCATTGTTGTACCCACAAAATCAAGGTGGTGGAGATGAACCAAGAACTGGTTTTGGTCTTTTTAACAATTTAGATAAAAACGATGTAAGATATGAAGTTGTAAATGGAGAACTTATACCAACATATAGAAATGTAGTTTCTGGTTTATATCAAACAGAACAAGGTAAGAATGTTTCAAATTTAGGATTAAGCACACCTAGTTCTGCATTGCTTGAAGGAATCTTTGGTGCAAAAACACCTCCAGAATTTCCTGGATACTTTCAACAAGATCCAGTTAAAAGAGGTGGTTTTTTAGATTTTATAACAGGTAAAACTAGAAAAGATGCAGTTAGAGCATTTTTAGCAGAACAAAAATCAAATACAGGAATAGAAGATCCATCAGATTACCTACAAAGAAAAAGAAGAGAAGAACAAGAATCACAAAGAAGAATACTACAAAACATCAATGCAGGTGGTGGAGATAATAATTCCGGTAGTGGCGGTGGTGGCCAATTTGACGGAGCTTCTAGTAGAGCAGAATACGATAGAGATCCAACAGGATTTTCAGGGAGTTTTTAATGGCAAAGATAGTACAAGTATTAACAAGACCTAGTAAAGAATATTCTCAACAAGTTGCTGATGCACAAGTTAGAGATCTTGATGCTATTGTCGAAAAATTAAATACTACGTTTCAACAAGATTTAAAGGATGAGGTAGAAGCACAAAACTTCTTTTTAAATTAATGGCAAATACTTTTTTAAA